GGGGCAGGAGGGGGTAATCAGCGAACGCATGCGTGTGGGTATGCATAGTATTCCACACCAATCTTTTTACTAAATCCCATAAACTTAATCTTCTCAACGCATTACCCGGCCAATTTACTTTAACTTATTACTATCCATCAAAAAAATTTTGTTGTTGTTAGCCGTTCTGCTTCGGCCTTGGTGGTGCATATATGTTATCACTATTATGTATGGCGCAACTTTATTACTTTCGTCTCCGAGTGACGTTATAATTTGTTGCGTGGACCCCCACCCCCTTTGTAATTTTATGACTTTGGTTCATATTTCTGTATATGGAAACCGCCCCCCTTACAATTTATGGTCCCCTTTGATAGCCGGTATTGCTATCAGGGGTGGTTATGACGCCGGGTCAGTTTTTAGATGTGATGGCTGCTATGTTGTTTATTCTGGCGGTCTTTGTGGCTGGCGCGGTTATTGGTGCTTGGGTTATTGCTGTCTTGGTGGCTATTTTGTTTTAGGGGTTGAAATGTGTATGTTGGTTGTATAGGTTGTGTGTATGCCTATTCCTCCTAGGCATGGTGTCTCCTTTCAAACTTGGCCCGGTGGCTTTAGGGCTGCCGGGTTTTTTTAGGTGTTTTATGGACTCTGCCACTATTGCCCAGATTTTGCCTAAGTTATCTTCGATGCCGATTGCGGATCAGGTTGAGTTGTTGAAGCTATTGGAGGGTTTGGAGGATGCTAAGGGTAAGGAGCGGGCGCAGAGTAATTTTCTTCCGTTTGTGAAGCGTATGTGGCCTGGGTTTATTGAGGGGCCTCACCATAGGATTATGGCTGATACGTTTGACCGGGTGATTAGTGGGGAGTGCAAGCGGGTTATTATCAATATGGCGCCCCGTCATCCTCTTGAAATCAACACGCCGGTTTTGACCACGGACGGGTGGAAAACAATGGGGTCTGTGGCTGTTGGTGATTTTGTGTTTGGTCCAGATGGGAAGCCAACAGAAGTTATTGGGAAGTCTCAAATCTACAATGATATGGATTTATATTCTGTCACCACAGATGATGGCGCCGAAGTTATATGTGATGGGGACCATCGTTGGAATGTCAGGCTAGAGAGGAAAACCAAAAAGTACCACACATACACAACCGAACAATTATGGCACAGGGAACAGGGCGCGAGAGTTAAAACGCTAAGAAGCGGTCACATTGAAGTGGTATACGGAGAGCGGAAATTTAATCCTCGTGCTGCTACGTTGCCAGCTTTTTCAGCGGTTGAGTTTCCAGATGCCGAGTTGTTGGTTGATCCATATGTTTTAGGGGTTTGGCTTGGGGATGGAACATCCGCCCAAGCGATTATTACCATGCACGATGATGATGCAGGGATTGTGCGCCCTGAAATTGAACGTAGAGGCTACATCACAACGGACCAATCAACTAAAATGTCATTTGGAATCAAAGGCTTAAAGGTAAAATTGCGGGAGTTAGGAGTTCTTGAGAATAAACATATTCCAGAATGTTACCTCCTGTCGTCCCCAAAGCAACGCATGGATTTACTCAAGGGCCTGATGGACACGGATGGAAATGTGTCTCAAAATGGGCAATGTTTTTTTTCGCAAAAGAGTAAAGATTTCATATATTTAGTGAGGCGCCTGCTTTGGAGTTTAGGGGTCAAGAACAGTATCCAAGTTTCGCGGGCGCGTATTTATGAGAAAGACTACGGTGAAACCTACAGACTGTCTTTCTATTTGAAAAATTGTGCATTCCTTCAAAGGAAGTCAGAAAGAACAATTCACTCAGATAAATGCCGTTTCATCAGGATCAAGAAACTTGATAGGACGGGCAGCACGGTTTGTATCAAAGTGGCAAGAAAAGACGAGCAATTCATGGTTGGTCATGGGATGCTTGTAACATTAAACACCAAATCAGAGTTTGCTTCATATTTATTGCCTGCCTATTTTATGGGTAAGTACCCTGAGAAGAAGATTATTCAGGCTACCCACACGGCTGAGTTGGCGGTTGATTTTGGACGTAAGGTTCGGAATTTAATTAAGGACGAGGCTTTTAGTGATGTGTTCCCTGGTGTTGGGTTGCGGGCTGACTCGACTGCTTCTGGCCGGTGGAACACTACATCGAATGGCGCGTACTTTGCTGTAGGTGTTGGGGGCGCCATTGCTGGTAAGGGCGCTGACTTGTTCATCATTGATGATCCACATTCGGAGCAGGAGGCTATTCAGGCCGCTCATGACCCGAAGGTGTTTGAGAAGGTGTATGAGTGGTATTCCTCTGGCCCTAGGCAGCGGCTACAGCCTAATGCGGCTATTGTGGTGGTTATGACCCGATGGGGTGTTGGCGACCTTACAGGGCGCTTAGTGCAGGCTTCTATTGACCGTGGTGATGGGGACCAATGGGAGGTGATTGAGTTGCCTGCTATTCTCCCATCCGGTGAACCTATGTGGCCTGCGTTCTGGTCAAAGCCCGCCCTAGAGGCTTTGAAGTCTGAATTGCCTGCCTCTAAGTGGAACGCTCAATATCAACAGAAGCCTACCTCAGAAGAGGGGGCTATTATCAAAAGAGAGTGGTGGCGCCGTTGGGATAAGAAGCGTATGCCCCAATGTGAGTATATCATCATTGCGTCGGATACCGCTTTCACCAAGAACAACCGGAGCGACTATTCGGCCTTTACAGTATGGGGGGTGTTTGAGAACGAGGGCGAGGGCGGGTCTAATATTATCATGCTGGATGCCTGGAAGGATCGTTTGGAGTTCCCTGACTTAAAGGCCAAGGCTATTGAATTGTATAAGGAATGGGAGCCTGATACCTTCCTGATTGAAGCTAAAGCGTCCGGTTTGCCTTTGATTCATGAATTGAGGAAGGCTGGGGTGATGGTATCTGAGTTCACCCCCACCCGAGCGTCCGGGGATAAGGTGATGCGCGCCAATTCAATCTCTGACATATTTGCATCAGGGGTTGTTTGGGCGCCAACGGGTAATTGGGCGAATGAAGTGATTGAGGAGTGTGCGTCGTTTCCTGTTGGGGCGCATGATGACTATGTGGATACGGTCATTATGGCTCTTATGAGGTACAGGCAGGGCGGTTTATTGAGGCTTCCCAGCGATGATGAAGATGATTATACTCCCCAAACTAGGGCAGAGTATTACTAGGTGGTGGTATTTGTGGTAAAATGGCTTGACAGGGGTGTTTTACTTGGACCATACCCCGTTTATGGAGAGTTTTAATGAGTATTGATAAGCCTTTGGAGTATTCACCGGGCGAGAAGCCTGCCGATGTTACTATTGGTGTTGTGAATCCCGAGGCCGTTACCATTGAAACTGAAGATGGTGGCGCCATTGTTATCTTTAATCCAGAGTTTGAGGATGAAGGTGAGCCGGAATTTGGTTCTAACCTAGCTGATTATATTGATGATAGTAAACTTGGGCGTATTTCACAGGAATTAGTCACTCATTTTGACAATGATATTCGTTCTAGGGCTGATTGGGAAAAGACATACAAGAGTGGTCTGGACCTTTTAGGCTTGAAGATTGAGGACCGTTCTACCCCTTGGGCTGGGGCCTGTGGGGTGTTTCACCCTATTCTGTCTGAGGCGGCGGTTCGGTTCCAATCTCAGTCCATTATGGAAACTTTTCCGGCTGGTGGCCCTGTTCGCACTAAGTTTGCCGGTAAAATTACGCCTGAAAAGGAAAAACAGGCGCTTCGAGTTAAGGATGATTTGAATTATTTTCTCACTAGCAGGATGAGTGAGTATCGTTCTGAGCATGAGAGGATGCTGTTTAGCCTTCCTCTGGCTGGGGCTGCGTTTAAGAAGGTGTATTATGACCCTTCGTTTGGGCGCCCGGTGGCTATGTTTGTTCCTGCTGAGGATTTTGTGGCGCCGTATGGGGCTTCTGATTTGGTTTCCTGCCCCCGCTATACCCACATCATGTATAAATATCCCAATGAATTGAAGAAGTTGCAGGTTTCAGGGTTCTATCGGGACATTGATTTGCCTGAACCTGTGACGCAGATTAGTCAAATTCAGCAGAGTAAGAATGAATTGACGGGCGAGACTGAGGCTAATGCTGATGATCGCCACCAACTCCTTGAAATGCACGTTGAATTGGATATTGAGGGGTATGAGGACAAAGATAAGAACGGGGAACCCACGGGTATTGCCCTGCCTTATGTTGTCACTATTGACCGCCAGAGTGGCTTGATTCTTTCTATCTATCGGAACTGGCGCCAAGATGATCCGTTGAAATTGAAGCGGATGCACTTTGTTCAATATGGATATGTTCCTGGGTTTGGTTTCTATGCCTTTGGTTTGATTCATTTGATTGGTGGTATTGCCAAGTCTGCCACCTCCATTCTTAGGCAGTTGGTGGATGCTGGTACGCTGGCTAATCTTCCGGCTGGTTTGAAGGCCCGTGGCTTGCGTATTAAGGGTGATAGTACGCCTTTGATGCCGGGCGAGTTTAGGGACGTTGACGTTCCTTCTGGCGCCATTAAGGACGCTATTACCTTCCTTCCGTACAAAGAGCCTTCTCAGGTGCTTTCTGCCTTGCTGGGGACGATGGTTGAAGAAGGGCGCCGGTTTGCTTCTATTGCTGATTTGCAGATTGGGGATTCTAACCAGCAAGCCCCTGTAGGTACTACTTTGGCCCTAATGGAACGGGCCATGAAGGTTATGTCTGCTGTCCAAGCGAGGCTTCATGCTTCCTTGGCGCAAGAGTTGGATATTCTGGTTGAGATTATCAAGACCCATTCTCCCGATGAATATGAGTATGAGACTGATCCTGGCGCCACTCGCAGTAAAGATTATGACGACCGGATAGATGTTATTCCAGTTACCGATCCTAACGCGGCTTCATTGTCGCAGCGGGTGGTTCAATATCAGGCAGCCCTACAGTTAGCGTCACAAGCGCCTAATATGTATGATTTGCCTGAACTTCATCGGCAGATGCTCGCTGTTCTTGGTATCAATGATATTGACAAAATTATCCCTTCGACCAAAGACAAACGGCCTGCCGACCCTATTTCAGAGAACATGGATATTTTGAACGGCAAGCCTGTTAAGGCGTTCATTTATCAGGATCATGAAGCCCATATTCAGGCTCATATGTCATCCATGCAGAACCCAAAGATTATGGCGCTGATTGGGCAGAACCCAATGGCCGGGGGTATTCAGGCTGCTATGATGGCGCATATTAACGAGCATATTGCCTTCCAGTATCGCCGTGAGATTGAAGAACAGCTTGGGGTGCAGTTGCCAGAGCCTAATGCTGAATTGCCGGAAGATGTGGAAGTGATGCTGTCTAAGTTGGTTGCTGAGGCTTCTGGCCGGTTGCTGGCTAAGGATCAGGCTGAGGAGCAGCAGCAACAGATTCAGCAGCAGATGCAGGACCCCGTGGTTCAAGCGCAGATGCAGGACGCTCAGAATAAGGCGGCGGAAGTCCAGCGCAAGGTCGCTAAGGACCACACGGACGCTGCCTTAAAGGCTTCGCAGCAAGAGATTGAGCGGGAGCGGATTGCCTCGCAGGAACGTATTGCCGGGGTTAATGCTGGGATTAAAGCAGCTAGTGACCGCGACAAGCACAATATGACTGCCGATAAAAACAGGACTGATGCTAAGTTGGCTGGATTTAAGGTTGGTCAAGAAATTGCGAGGAACTTAAATGGATCAGTTTGAGGATGGCATCCTTAGTGCGGTTCGAAAGAAAATCCGCAAAACTATGGATGAAATGGCTGACAACATTGCTTGTGGTGGCTGTCCCTCATTTGACGAATATAAGCGCATGACCGGGATTATTGAAGGTTTGGCGCTTGCGGAACGGGAACTCCTTGATTTACTTGAGAAATATCAGGAGTCCTAAGTATTCATCCCATAGTGGGATGCAGGGCGCTTACCAGCCCTTAATTGGTATGCGATGGGTGTAGTAATGGAATTGGACTATAAGAAGATTGACCTGAATAGTTTGAAATTGGATTCAGGTGTTGAAGGTAAGCCGAATGTATTGCCTGATCCTAAAGGCTACAAAATGCTTATTATTTTGCCGGAATTTGAGGAAAAGACTTCAGCCGGTATTATTCTTCCTGGGCAGGCGCTTGAACGTGAACAGACCGCTTCTGTGGTTGGGTTCGTGCTGAAGATGGGCGACCTTTGCTATAAGGATCAGAATAAGTTTCCAACGGGCGCTTGGTGCAAGGAAGGGGATTGGGTTCTATTCCGGGCCTATTCCGGTTCTCGCATTAAGATTCATGGCCGGGAGTTTCGTCTAGTGAATGACGACACTGTGGAGGCCGTGGTGGATGATCCGAGGGGGATTTACCGCGCATGAGCGACATTGAAGATAAGGACGCCGAGGCGCCTGAATTTGAAATCATTGTAGAGGACGATACCCCGGAGGCTGATAAAGGCCGGGTTGTTGCTCCTGAACAAACCGATTCCGACGATGATATTAAAGTCGGGGACGATGAGGTAACTCGATACAATAAGGATATTCAGAAGCGGATTAAGGACTTGTCCTTTAAGGCCCATTCTGAACGCCGGGCCAAGGAAGCCGCAGCCAAGGAACGTGATGAGGCTGTTCGGTACGTCCAAACGCTTATGGAGAAAAACAAGCAACTAGAGAATCTGAGGATTTCTCAGGAAACGGCTCTGGTTGAACAGGCTAAGGGGCGGTCTGAATCTCAGATTACCCTCTTGAAGCGGGCCGCAAAGGAAGCCTTTGAGGCTGGCGACACCGAGAAGTTCATAGATTTTAATGAGCAACTTCAAAGGACTGTCGTTGAAAATGAGCGGTATAAGGGTTATCGGGCGCCGGAACCAGAGCCGCAAATCCATCAGTTACCTCCCCCGCCACCTAAGCCTGATGTAAAGGCAGAGAAGTGGTATGAGGCTAATAGTAATTGGTTCCAAGCCCAAGGTGACTTGGAAGAAGAAATGACTGCTTATGCTTTCGGGGTGTCAGACATTCTTAGAAATAAAAATGTTGACCCGCGTTCGGATGAGTATTATCAAACTATTGACGCTAGAGTTCGTCAAAGATTTCCGGAATACTTCGGAAAACAGTCTGAGTCGGTAAGTTACGCGACGACTAAGGCTCCTTCGGTAGTGGCCCCCGCTGGTCGGGCGGTCAAGAATGCTACCCGCCAAGTGCGTATATCTGAGTCCACCATGCGGTTTATCCGCAAAGCTGGCCTCACGCCCCAACAATACGTTGAGCAATACATGAAGGATAACCCCAATGGCTGATCGCACTCCCCGTTCAATGGACCTCCGTGAAAACCAGGAGCGTATTAAGGCATGGGCGCCTCCTTCAATTCTGCCTGATCCAAACCCGCAAGAAGGCTACACTTTCCGTTGGGTTCGTATTGGATACGCTGGTCAATCAGACAAGATCAACGCTTCGGCTCAATTCCGTCAGGGCTATGAACCTGTACGCGCAGAGGATCACCCGGAGTTGCAAATTCGGCCAGATAAAGGCGAGTATGAAAATAATGTCGTCATTGGCGACCTTATTCTTTGTAAAGCGCCAACGGAAATTATCAAACAGCGGCAGGCACATTATCAACGACTTACTGATTCTCAGATTGAGGGTGTTGATAATAGCCTATTCAGTCAGAATGATTCTCGTGCGCCGTTGCTTCGCCCTGAGCGAGCATCTAGCGTTATGAGGAACCGTTGATATGGGATGGTCCTGTATCAATTCTCAATTTTTTCTCTGAAAGGAAAAGTAGATGGCTCTTACATCTGCTCCATATGGGCTTGTTCCCATTAACCTTTTGGGTGGGCAGGGCTTTGCTGGTTCGACTCGGTTGTATTCGATTCCTTCCGGCTACGCTGTGAACATTCAAACTGGCGATCCGGTTATCATCACTAATACTGGCTCCACGCGCGGCACGATTGCCCGCATGAACGCCACCGCGACTGCTACTACCGTGACTTCTACGGGCGGCGGCTTTGGTTTTGTTGGTGTGTTTGTGGGTTGCACCTACACCGATCCGGTGTTTGGTAAGATTTTCCGTCAAACCTATGTTTCTGGTACGGTTGCTTCGGACATTCAGGCTTATGTCGTGGATGATCCTGATGCCATGTTCCAGATTCAGGCTGATGGTTCTCTTGGTCAGAC